GAAGGAACAGCACCCAAGTATGAAATTCCATAAGGAATCTAATACTCGTGTAACTTTTGGTGGTACAAAGAAATAGTTCTTTTAACAATTTCTAAACCAACAAAATAAATTAATCCGTGCTTGGCTATGTAGCCAAGTACATAATTAAGGAAAACAACTATGGCAAACCAAACAGCTGGTTTTGGATTTAGACAAGCTCCTACAGTAGGATCAACTCCTGCTACAGGCGGTCAAGCTGAATACAAGATCAAATCAGGTTTAGGTGTAGGAATTTTTCAGAACAATCCTGTTTCACAGCAACATACGTCAGGTGACGATGGGTATCTACAAGATGCTACAGCGGACACTATGGACGATGGAATCGCTGGTGGAGCAGATTGGTCAACTGGAACTTCTAACACTCAACCAATCGTAGGCGTGTTTAATGGAATATTTTACATAAATAGTTCTACAAGCAAACCTACTTTCGCAAATCACGTTTTGGCTAGTACTACGTTCGGAACGGACTACAATACTGGATCAAACGACGGAGTCGGCTTAGTTAACGACAACCCTATGCAAGAATATACTTGCAAAGCGGATGCAGCGGTAACACAAGCAAACTTTCTAAACACATTCAATCCACAAGATGGAGCGACTGTCGGTACTTCAAATAATGGTCAATCGACTGTTAAATTGGATATTACTGGAACAGCAGCTACTTCTCAGTTTAGAATTGTTAGAATGGCAAACGAACCCGGTAATAATGATGCAACTGCAATTGATTCGAACGTAATAGTTCAAATTTCTCCAGCGGCGTCAATTTCTAACTAATAGGAGCATATAGATATGGCAATATCAAGAGCACAACTAGTTAAAGAACTAGAGCCAGGTTTGAATGCACTATTCGGCTTGGAATATAAAAACTATGCTGATGAATGGTCTGAAATTTTTGAGACAGAAACATCTGACAGAGCTTTCGAAGAGGAAGTAATGTTAGCTGGCTTCTCAAATGCAGCCGTTAAAGCTGAAGGACAAGGTGTAACATTCGATGATGCACAAGAAACTTTCACAGCTAGATACACAAACGAAACGATTGCATTAGCATTCGCTATCACAGAAGAAGCTATCGAAGATAACTTGTATGACAGACTTGCGTCTAGATATACAAAAGCGTTAGCAAGATCTATGGCGTCTACTAAGAATATCAAAGGCGCGGCAGTATTAAACAACGCGTTTGATGCAAACTTCGCTGGTGGAGATGGTAAGGAGCTTTGCGCTACTGACCACCCTACATTAGCTGGTACTGTTTCAAATGAATTGACAACAGCTGCTGAGTTGAACGAAACATCATTAGAGCAGTCTTTAATCGACATTGCTGCTTTCACTGATGAAAGAGGCCTAAAAATTGCAGCACAAGGAACGAAATTAGTAATTCCTTCTGCTTTACAATTTACTGCTGACAGACTTATGAATTCTGCTGGTAGAGTTGGTACAGCTGATAATGACATCAACGCAATCAGAAATATGGGAATGATTCCGCAAGGATACACAGTCAACCATTATCTGACAAATGCGAAGAAATTCTTCATTATGACAGACGTTCCAAACGGTCTAAAACACTTCAACAGATCACCTATCAAAACTTCAATGGAAGGTGACTTTGACACTGGTAACGTAAGATACAAAGCTAGAGAGAGATACGTATTCGGATTCTCAGACCCTAGAGGTATCTTCGGATCAAATGCAACGTAATAAATAATTTAAAGGGGCCGCTTTTAAACGGCCCCTTTTTTATATAAAAGGTGAGAAAATGACTAAATTCCTAGTAAATATATGGGCTTATGACTACCACGGAAAATTTAAAGTGGAGTGTGAAGACAATCCAACCTCATTGGAAAAAGCAATAGTTGACAAACTAGGAGAAAATGATATTATGTGGGAAAGAACGGGAATGTTCGCCCCGTTAAACAGAATAACCTATGAGGAGGTTACTTATGATACAAGACCTATACAAAGTAAAAAGGTCCTTGGAGTTGAAGTGGGAACAGGAGCATCTATCTAATAATAGATATACTCTTGAAATGGTCAGGATTGATGACAAAGTTAAAGAAGTCATTACCAAGATCAAGCTGGAAGAAGCAGCAATTGCTCACAGGCACAATACAATAGAAGATGCCGCTCCGAGAGTTTCAGTAGCTACTTAAACAAAAGCTACATCTTAAAAACATCATTTACATTACAGGCTCTCTTGCGCTCTATTAAAATGTGTTGTATAAAAGACACACTATACAATTAATTAGAACATAGACGCGTATAGTCGACGGCCTAGAGACTATGTTCGGAAAACTAGGAGGATACAATTATGGCATCAACTACATTTTCGGGACCGATTAAAGCGGGAACGATTTCAAACACAACAGGTACAACACTCGGTGATAACGTTAAAAACGTTGGTCAAGTAGTAATGACTCAATCATCAGATGTTGCCTTAACTCACGCGACGACTACAGCGACTGCTTTAGGAATTATTATTCCTGCAAACAGTCAAATTATAAATATCAATATCGTGGTAGAATCTTTATTTACTAACTCTTCTACAACTACAATTGCTATTGGAAATGCTACAGGGACTCCAACAAACATTGGAGCAGCTCATAACGTTTCTGCTACAGCAGTAGGACCATTAAAAATGTTACAGGCTTCAGTAGGAGCTTGGGACAATATTGGAACTAGTGATATTGAACTTTTCGGTATCGTTGTTGCTAACTCTGCAAGTGCAGGAAAAGCAAGAATTGTTGTTGACTACGCACAAAACAATAATTTAACTGCGTTATAATAATTAATTAAGTGTGGGCTTCGGCCCACACAAAATTTAAGGAGAAGCAAATGGCATCATACTCAAGTGACCAACTAGTAGCCCATAGAACAAGTGATGGACAATTAGTTCCAGCAACACAAAGAGCAAGAATAACTTCTATTCAAGCTGCAGGTGCTGCTAGTTCTGGTATAAAACTTTATAATGGAACAGGAACTGGAGCAGGAAATGTTTTAATAGCTGAATATCTTTTTGGAACTGAAGGACTAGAAGTTTATGTACCAGGTTCAGGAATTTTATTTGATGCTGGAGTTTATTTAGACTTAACTGCAACACCAGGCGTAACTATTACATTTACGTAGGAGTAAAATTGTGGCTACAATTACTTATACAGTCACTGTAGCAAGTGGCACTACACAATACGGAACCGGTGATAAATTTTATATTAACGGTGAGTTAGCTCCTGTCTTATATTTAGATGAGGGTAATACTTACATATTTGATCAAACAGATTCTTCAAATTCAGGTGACGTTTTTGCATTTTCTACAAATCCTAATAATTCACCTTCTTCAGCGTATACAACTGGTGTAACCACTACAGGAACACCAGGAACCGATGGTAAAACAACCATAGTTGTAGCCCCAGTTAAAAAAACTGGTGCACCAGTTTTATTTTATTATTGCACAAATCACGCTGGTATGGGTAATAGTGCACAAACTATTTCACCAACATCAAATGAAGCAGAATTTAATCCGCAGATTGATGAAATTATAGAGGAAGCTTTTGAAAGAACTGGAGTTCAAGGTACTAGAACTGGTTATCAATTAAGATCTGCAAGAAGATCTTTAAATATAATGTTTCAAGAATGGGGAAACAGAGGAGTTCATTTATGGAAAGTAAAACTTGCAAAAATTCCATTAGTAGAAGGTCAAGCAGAATATAATTTTGCATCTGATTCTACAAATTTTCCACAAGATATAGATTCAGTATTAGAAGCTTATTACAGAAATAATTCTGATGCGACTGCACCAGTAGATATTGCTTTAACTAAAATAGATAGATCTGCATATTCTGCTACACCAAATAAATTAGCTAAAGGTACACCATCACAATATTATGTAGAAAGAAAATTAAATCCAAGTGTATTTTTATATACAACACCAAGCTCAAGTGTATCAAGTACAAGCTCACCAAACAATTTTCAATTTTGTTTTTATTATTTAGCAAAAATTCAAGATGCGGGGTCTTATAATTTTACCTCAGATGTAGTTAATAGATTTTATCCGTGTATGATGTCAGGACTTGCATATTATTTAAGTCAAAAATATTCACCAGCTATGAGTCAAGAGTTGGAAAGAAGATACGAAAGTGAATTGTTAAGAGCACTTGATGCAGATAATCAAGGTACATCTACTTTCATTTCACCACAAACATTTTATGGAGATGGAGTATAATGGGTAAGTATGCAGCGGGTAAATACGCTTTAGCAATTTCTGATAGATCAGGAATGGCATTTCCATATGATGAAATGGTTAGAGAATGGAATGGAGCTCTAGTTCATACTTCTGAGTATGAACCTAAACAACCACAACTTCAACCAAAGCCAGTGGGATCAGATCCACAAGCTTTGTATAATCCAAGACCACAACCTGAATCAAAAACAAGTTTAATACTTTTAGGTAACAATCCTTTTACATCTGTTATTTATAGTGGCACAACTTATGTAAATGTTTTTTCACAAGATCATCAAAGAGCAGCAGGTTCTGTTGTAAGATTTAGAGGACCACCCGATGTAACTGTTGCGGGTCCTGGTGGTGTATTTCCAATTCCAGCTGATCGTAAAAATTTACAACAATTTGCAACTATCCCAACATTTGATAATGTAAGTGATTTAAATAATACAAGTGGATTCACAATTGCATTAGGACAAATAGATTCTTCAGGAACTGTTACAGGAGCAACAACTTCAGACTCTTTAACAGATCCAATAAATTATTTTTATATAACTAGCACTAGTAGTGCTACATCAGGTGGTGTATCAGGGGGTGG